AGACGCGGTATGCGTGCCCATAATAATCTTTTTGTCAGGGTAATTACCTAGAAAGTATGCAGGAAACAAGTAGCTGGAAAATTCTGACTTGCCCATCCTTGGTGCAATGTTTATGATAATGCGCTTTTTCTTACCATCCACCACGTCTTGAAAGATTTTAGCTAGTTTGCGGTGGTGAGGCCCCACTTTGAAGCCTGGATATACATACTTTGCAAACTCTATAGGGTCGTTCTGTGCCTTTTTAAGGTGCGTGCGTCGTTCTTTTTCATTTAATTCTTCTAGAAACGCCGCTTTTTCTACCGTGGTCATGTCCTTTAGCGCCATTTTGGCGGCTATGGCTTCTTCTGGTGTCAGGCTTTCTAAATTCATTCGTCGCGGGGTTCCGCTTTAATTACTTTTTCAACGACATCAATCTCTTCTATTTCAGTAACTTCAATAACGCCCATGTACTTCTCTAGTTTTTTCTTAATCTGGGCTTCTAGCTCTGCGTCGCTTAACTCGGTTTTCTTAACTTCTACTCTATCTGTAAACAGGGCCACTTCCGTGACCTTACCCAACAGCTCTAACGCTTTTAACCTAATCCGTGCGTCTGGGTGGTCGGTTTCTTTTACAATTTTGGCTACGGACATGCTTCGCAGTTCTTGTGCCTGCTCTACAAACTTCCATTGATAGGCCGTTACCATCGACACTGCGCTCTTTACTTCTTCTGGCAGCTCGAGTTCTAAGAATTTGTCTTTTGCTTGTGGATTTTGCGTGATTAATGCCCCAAAAGCTTCGCCCACCCGTTGTTCTTGCGCTCGGTCTAAGACCTCATCGTCGTCATCGGTAATTTCTTTTAGCCAATCTGCCGTGTTTACCTGTGCGTCTATGGTTTCTTTTACGGATAGGTCTTTTACAGGGACGAACAAATCCCCGTCCGGAAGTGTTTCCGGAGCAAAGTCAGCGGCTGCAGCTGAAACTAAATGATCTAAGATCAAATCAAATACCCTTTAAAGTGCGTGGGGGCCCACGAGTACACGTAGTGTACTCGCTTTTCTAGTTTTGCGCTATACTTTGCTTACCGGTGGTTTTACTTCTCCTTTCGTTGTGCCATCGGTGTGAGGTTTGCCCCCGGACTTAAAACACCCGGGGGTTTTTTTATTTGTGGGGCAAGAATTTGGTCGTTTTGTATATATGTTTTATATACGTGCATAGGAAAGCCGAAAAACTATACACATAACATCCTTCTGCGTCGGCTTAACTGCCCCGGATTTATTTTACTTTGCTTTGTATAGCTTAAGCGTGTCGACTACTACGTCAACCCAAAAGTTATAGGCGTCTTTTAAGTATTTTTCGGTTTGCTGGTAGGTTTTGCTTAGCTCGATTGGCTTATTAAAAAAGTCGTACATATGGTTTTCCTTATTAAAGGGGTTAATGATTTGTGTATTTTATTACACAATATGGTGCAGTGCAACATTTTTATTTTTTTATTTATAGGTATGAATTGGGCGTGGTGTTTAGTACCTATAGGTATCATTTTCGCTAGCCGGCTAACGCAAAAAGTAAAAGATTTGACATGACTGCTTGAATTTTTTACAAAATTTTGACATTTTTTGGTTTGCGGCTGCGAAACAGTGATGTAGTGCCTAGCCCACATGACACGCATAACGGCTTGGTGGGGGTATGGTGGGGTCAAAGAAACAGCCTAAAGCTACTAGCCATAGTAGCCCATATGTTATAATAGATATATCGAGTAAGGGATTAGCCCAAGCCGATACACAACGAAAGGAAATACCATGAAACAGTTTCATTCATATCTCAACGCAGTAGAGCAACACATCGAGTCAGGCTTTAACCTCGGTGACGCTATGGCTAAGTTCATGCCTGTGTTCAATGCTTCAAAGCCACAAGTGCAACGGGAGTTCAAGGACAACCTAGCACGCTTGATTAGTGTTAAGAAGAAAGTCCCAACCATTACGCTTGAGAAAGGGTTTTGGAAAGGCACGCTAGGCTTTACTGCCAAGCAGACTAAGGGAGGCACAGATGCTACTGAGTGTGCAAGGGTTATGCTCAACTACTATCTGCCAGCTAAGAAGGTTGTGGAGAAGTCCTCCACAAAACCTGTCAAGGCAACTAAGCAAGTCAAGACACCTGTGGAACGCATTAAGCAACGAGTTACCAAGTTTGTTAAGGAGCACAAGAAAGCCGACATTCAAGAACGCATTGATGAGTTGGCTATCGAGCTCAAGTTGCTTAAGTCGTTGGTGTAACAATGTTTGACAAAGAAGTTAGGAAAGCGTGGGAGTGCGAGGCTTCCACGCAGTTTGTTTTTATGTCTAATCTAAGGAGCAATCATGCTAATTGAAACAAAAGACACAAAATACACACTCGCTGACTTTGGCGAGGCACTAGAAACCCTAGACATATTCACAGGCGAGGTATGTCAGGTAGATGTAAAAGAGATGTCGCCATTCGAGTTAGAGGTATATCAATTCTTAATCGCAAACAACTAAGGAGTAATACAAATGAAAAACAAAGTTCAATCAAACCCAAACAACTACTATGTAGTTCTCAAGCGTGATGGCATTGTCATCGAGTTCAAGCGTGATACTAAAAAGAAACCCCAACCATTCCTCTCGTATGCCACCGCTAAGCGTGCTTGGGATAAGGTAAGGGCTAGCCATCAAGATGGTGGCGAATGGTTCTTAGAGACCACATACAGGCTTGCTACCAACCATAGAAAGGAATGGGAAAGAGCAAGAGTTTAAATGTTAGGGGTCGGACTGTTGTTATATACAGTAGTCCGACATTGTCCCCTAGTTTTGCAGTTGTGGAACACCGATGGTCGACCGCTAACCCTTATGCTATATATGTCCTGTCCACTTCAGTCCACTATGTATATATATAATTAAAGATAAAGATATTTATATATATAGGCTTATATAAGTGGACATTCTTTGACCTTGTCCTTTGTCTTGGTGTTTATCTTTTCCTGTTTTTTAGTGGACATCGGGACACGACATGAGCAAAGCGTTATAGTATATGGGTTAGCGGTTGTCCAGCAGTTACACAGACTTTAAAAAATCGAAGGACACAAGTGGACAATCTAAGACAAAAGTACGACATTGTGGAGAAATCCTCCACAAGAAAGGAACATATGCGACACACAACCTACACTAAGATTTCAAAAAACAAGTTACACAACCTACTAACTAAACGAAACCTACCTGATGCAACCATCAACCAAATCAAAGAACAGGTAGCGATACGCAAGAAACAAATACAGATAGCAAGAGTAGAGAGCAAGGTTAGATACAAGCGGTGGGCTGACCTGATAAAGCCACTAACGAGAGAGATCAACATAGTCAAGGCGAACATCAACTACCACGCTAAGGCAAACCCCCTCACTTGTCAGTTCTACACCGACTACCTTGAAACCCTGTTAGACACACGAGTGCTACTAACCAAGCACAAACTAAAGCGAGAAGCGACACCGCTAAATACGCATAAGGAAAAAAGAAATTGGACTGACTATATAAACAAAGCAGAGAAGGAGGAACTAATCAACCGCTATAACTCACTACCATACAACACCAAACTAAAACGCAAGGTCATCTTCCCACAACCAAGACAACGGCACGAACTAAGTAAACAAGGAGAAACCAAATGAAGACAATGATAATCAACCGACAGACAGGCAGAGAAGTGCAAGAGAATCAATGGGTTACACTCAAAGACAGGAAAGGGTTCTACTCACGCTACGAATTGCTTGAGGTTTATGAAGATGACGAAACCGCTAGAGTGCGGTATCTCACAGGAGATGACGGGTATCTCTACACCACGCAGAACTTCCACAGACTAGGCTTAAGAAAGGTATTGCTATGAGATGGTTTGAAATTGATTGGGTATTTAGGTGCGTGCTGTTGTTAGGCACGCTTTATTTTTTAGGGCATTTTATTTATTGGATAGGGAGGTAGGTATGAGTTCAGTAAAAGGTTTAGCAAGTGCGATCATTACCATGCACAAGCTAGGTAAATCAGCAGATGAAATACAGGCAATGCTTGATGCCTCAGAGTATAGGCAAGCCAAACAAGAGGTGCTTAGCATGGTCAGCACCTACATAAACAGTATTACTCAGCAACAACTAAAGGAGAAACTTCATGGGGTATAAGGTTAAGTTCAACACCACTATTGAGTGGGAAATAAAAGATGAAGACATTGGTATATACGGCGAGTGTGCCACACCTGAGGACTTCATTAAGTATCAAGAATTTCTAATCAACGGCACGCAAAGCCTCGAAGATTTCGTAGCCAATGGGGTAATCAAGCGTGGCGAGTGGTCATACGAAACAGATTATGCAGTAGAAGATATGGGGGAGTGGAACTATGGGGTATAGATCAGAGGTGGCATATGTAGTAGCGTTCAAGGATAGCGAGGATAGGGAAGCGTATATCAATATGCTGATAGTCGCAAAGAACGAGCACACTACACAGGCTCTCAAAGAACTTAGCAAACTAGAAGATAACAAACTATTCTTTCACGCCGATGATGTGAAATGGTATGACGGATACCCTGATGTCAAGGCACATACCGAAATCTACTTACAAGCGGTGGAATTGTTTGAAGGGGCAGGGTATCGCTATGTGCGTATCGGTGAGGAACTAGAGGACATAGAGATCGAGGAAGATGGGGAGTATGACGACCTGTGGGATTACACAAGTGTTAACCGAAGTATAGATGTATGTGTAGATGAAGCACAAATTAAACCAATCTTAACAACCGAAGGAGAACTAATATGAAGAACTTTATGGGTAGGTGTGTAGATAAAGAAAGCATTGAGGAGTATGTCATGCACGAAGTGTATGCAGACAGCGATGATGATGTGACATATGTGCTAAATGTAGTAGCTCGTGACCCTATGCACGCAATCGAAGTAGCCAAGTTTGTTAAACAAGAAGAAGGATGGAGGGTAAAGGAATGATATTAACGGAACAGGAGTGGCAAGAACTAATTAAATGGATAAACACAGACAGGAGAATCAAATGACCACATTCACACTACAAGACTTAACACCTAACGACACACCAACAAGAGAGGAAGAAGAAGCGATGGATATGTTAGCTAAACAACAAGAACAACAAGCAATACAATTCGGCATAGACCTAGCCAAGCATGAACTAGCACATCAACAGGCACAACAAGCTAGGCTAGATGCAGTAGAAACAAAAGGCGCATGGGAATCAACCCTTGTGGAGAATCCATCCACAACATCAACCATACAAGGCGCAACGGGGGCGCAGTATACCCCAATGGACACATCACCCGAAGCACAACAGAACCAACAGGCAATCGAGCAACTCCTTAACAACTTAACCTACACAATACAAGCCATCATCAAGCTGAGTGTAGAGAAGTATAAGCAACCAGTGTCTTCTTCTGAGGGCTTGCGTGAAGCGGTTGATACTGTGCTTGAGCAAGCGCAATGGTTTGATGAAAAGGTAAAAGAAATTGCCGAGGGTATAGTCGAGGACAACGACTTTAGCTACGAGATAGAGAGTGCTGTGGAAACCCACTTCAGTAATTCGTTCTGCTTAGAAGATCATCTTGATGTAGTTGCAGAGATTGAAAGCATAGTAGATGACAAGCTAGACGACATGGTGCAAGAGAAAGTAGAGGAGATATTACGAGAGAAGCTAAGCACCGCAACCATCTCATTCAACTAAGGAGGTTTTATGCAAGCAACAACGGATGTGGAGGAATCCTCCACAACATACACATACGAACAACTAAACGACAACGCAAAGGAGAAAGTTAGACAATGGTGGTATGAACATGGCGCAGAGCATGAGTGGTGGGACTGTGCATACGAGGACTTCAAAGAGGAAGGACGCAAGCTAGGTTTTGATATAGGCAAGATGAACTTCTCAGGCTTTTACTCTCAAGGCGATGGCGCTTGTTGGTCGGGTCACATAGATGTCGTGGCTTGGTTGAGGTCGCATAGCGAAGACAGTATAGGTTTAGAAGCGTGGATACAACTCATCAACGAGAGCTTTGCCGAGAAACATATTCCTGTGGGCGGTGGCAACGCACACTACTCACACTCAGGCACTATGTCATTTGGGTATTGGGATAGCGTGCTCGACAGCAACGGCGATGACTTAGATGGTGATGATGCACTATTAAACAAAGACTCTATCTTTCAGGGTATGCACTTCAAAGACTTGCTGAGCATCATCATGCACGATGACAATATGCCCCACAAAACCCTCAACGATATAGAAGAAGCAACAGCGCAGAGTGCAAGGGACTATGCAGACGAACTATACAAACGACTTAGGGAGGAGTATGAATACATTGTGAGCGAAGCAAACCTAATAGAGATGTGTGACATAAACGTTTGGAAGTTTGACGAGGAGGGGAGGATGTCTTGAGTTACTTTTATAACAACCTCAGAATGAACACACTAATTAGTTATTACAAACGACAAGGAGAAGTAAACATGAGAACATACGAAGAAGCATTACAGCATTACGAGGAGTGCAAAGCACCAACACGCAGTACCAAGTGGCTAGCTATGCCTGACAAACCAAGGTACTTACGCAATGTAAGTGCAAACCATATGGGTATACACAAAACATCAGACGGCGCTATTTATTACAGGCTCTACGATACCAAGGTAGCTATCTTCTATCCACCGACACCCGATGGCACACGCTATGTAGAAACAAACTACTACGCTAGTCAGACTACCAACATCTTTATGTGGGAGAACAGCCTAAACTACCACGAGCTGACAACAACAGAGGGTAAGCAAGTGCGTGTGCCTTATGTATCTAGTTGGGATAAAAGTAATGGACACACACCATCTGCTACGCTATGGTTTGACGATAAGGGTTTACTGATTGTTGGTAAGTCATGGCACAAGGACATCTACACATACAAGTCATCTGCCGAGGACAAACAGAAACGCAAGGAGTT